GTTTTAGTCCACCAAATCAGCGCCGTGGTGTCGCCCCCGATGGCTTTGCCATAAAGCGTCTTGGCGATCTGGCTGTTGGCTTTCGCTTTGCCGTCATCTAGCTCTTTGCGGTAATGCTTGCGCAGCGTCTTTTCGTCGATCCCTACCAGCGAAGAAATCTGCTCGTGCGGCAAGCCCAAACCGCTAGTCGATTCGACTAATCGGCGCTGCTCGTCTGTCGGTTGATGTTCGACCATTTTATATAAGGGAAATGTTACTCATCTGTTAATAATACGGCTTTCTTGCCGGTGAAATCTTCCCATCTCTTTACTATTACATCACAGTATTTAGGGTCTAGTTCCATTAGCATTGCATGACGATTTGTTTTCTCACAAGCAATTAGGGTGCTGCCAGAGCCACCAAACAAGTCCAAGATAATATCTCCACCCTTACTGCTGTTTTCCAAGGCTCGCACAGGCAAGTCCACAGGCTTTTGTGTTGGGTGAAATTCATTCTTTGAGTGGCGCTTTACATCCCACACAGTCACTTCGTTGTTTGGACCATTCCAAAAAGGTGCTTTGCCTTTCTTAAATGCGTAAATACATGGCTCATGCTTTGGTTTGTATTGTGCGCCAATAGCACCAAACTGTGCCAAGTTCTTATTCCAAATAATCCATGTTCTTACTTGAAAATTACATTCATCAAGTGCATTAAGAACATCTTTGGCAAATCTATCAGCAAACCATAAATATAAAGCTGCACCATCTTTTGATGCCATATATGCAATTGGCAAAGCACCAGAATACATTAATGTTTTGTCGTCATTTTCTAATTTGGTGCGTCTTTTATCTGTGGCATGACCACCATCGTAGTCCACGCCATAAGGCGGGTCGGTGAACACCATGTCGGCTTTCTGCCCATCCATCAACTTATCCACAGCGCCAATGCTTGTGGAGTCTCCACACATCAGGCGGTGATTGCCCAACTGGTAAATGTCGCCCAGCTTGGTCTTAGGCTCATCAGGAACATCAGGAACGGCATCCTCGTCCGTTAATCCATCTACCTGCTCAGGCTCTAGCAGCTTTTCGAGTTCGGACGGGTCAAAGCCCAGTAAGTCGAGATCAAAGCCCTGATCCTTCAAATCAACCAGCTCAAGCGTCAATAACGCCGTATCCCACCCAGCATTCATCGCCAACTGGTTATCAGCAATCACATAAGCGCGTTTCTGCGCCTCCGTCATATGCGCCAGCTCAATGACCGGCACCTTATCCTGCCCCAGCTTTCGCGCAGCCAGCAAGCGGCCATGACCGGCAATAATGCCGTTCTCGCCATCTATTAGTATCGGGTTAGTCCAGCCAAATTCCTTGATGCTCGCGGCGATTTGCGCTACCTGCGCGTCGCTGTGCGTCCGGCTGTTGCGGACGTAAGGAATTAAGTCAGCCACCAGCTTGGTGACGACCTTCATTTCTTCGGCTTGTCTTTTTTAGCGGCTTCGCGCTTGACGTTGTAGGCGATGGCGACTGCCTGCTTTACAGGCACACCCGCCTTGACTTCCGCTTTGATGTTCTTTTGGAAAGCCTGTTTACTGCTCGACTTGGTCAGCGGCATCGTTCGCTCCTTTGCTTAGTTCAGCCAGCACACGGTTGTACTCTTGGATTGCGCCGCTGATCTGCAACAGGATCGATTCATGTTGCTTCGCCAGTTCTTGCAGTTCAGCCAGGCGTTTAGCAATTTGGTCAGGTGTCATTTCTTTTTCGCTGTTTTGGCGCTTTCTTTGAACGCTTTAGCTGTGGGTGCGCCTTCCGACCCAGGCTTGCGCATACGTTCAGGGGTCTTGCCTGCTTCCTTTTGGCGCTCTATCCGTTCGCGCTTGGCGTGGATGTTTGCGTACAACCCAGGTTTAGTCGCCATCTGTACCCCCAATTTTGATTTCGCAATCCTCATCGGACTGCTTGTCGCATCGGGCGATCACCTGATCCAACATGGCAATCGCCCCCTTCGCTTGCTGGACGCGCTCTAAAGCGGCCTGCAACTCCAACATTGTTGCCTGCCGCAATTCAACTAAAAACTCACGCATTAAGTCGGTTCAGCAGCGTAGAACGGCAGCCAGTAATCAGTACCGGCGATCCGGCACCGCAAACCACCCGCAGCAGTTCCCAATGTTGTGCCGGTTTTCCACATCTTTCCGGCACCCGCAGTCACGCCCACCAAGTTAATAAACCGACCGTTGGTGTCCATCGTGGTTACGCCCGTACCCTGCTGCGATGCGTAAATAAACGATGTCAGCGTACCCGTAGATGCACCCGACGGCACATTTAACTCCAGCTCCAGCGGCGCATACGTTCCTGCCGATGTCCCTGCCGATAGGGTCATTTCAGCCAGCACAGCCGATCCTAAACCCGTCGTGCGACCCGATGTGCCATAAACGACTTCGCCCTTGACGGCGTTCGACCAGCCACCCAGCGCAGCGTTAATTGTGGTCAAAAACTTAGCGCGACCACCGACCCCGCCAGCGCCGGTCATGGTCGTAGATACCAACACAGGCTCGACGCTCGAGCTGCCGCTGGTCGATGCACTGCTGGTAGTAATGTTGACATCACCGCTAGTGATGTTGACTGTACCTGCCAGGCTTGCGTCGCCTGTTACAGATACCGATTGAAATTCTGGGTCGGCGTAAGCCACGCCAATGGCGATGTTGTTGCCCATTTTAAACTCCTTAACAGTTCCAGTTCTTTAACGATGCCTTTGCCCGTTCCGCTGGGCCTTTGGCGTGCTTTACCACCCCTTCCATTCTCGCGCAAAAGCTCGCCTTGCGTCCAGCGTCAGCTTTCGTCTTTGGGTTTGGTGCTGGTGGTTTTAAATTCGCGTCATTCTTCCGGTTGTACTCTGCCCGACCCTTCGCGGTCATACCCGCGCCCTTCTCAGTCGGGTTGTAATTCTTGCCCTTGCCGGTCGTGGTCTTAGGAATCGGCTTGTCGTGTTTAGCCATTCTCAGCCTCGACGATCATGGCAATGTCGGCTTCCTGAATAATCTGGTAATCCTGTCCGTCCACCTCATGAACCGGCCAATCCAAATAAGTGCCGTTTCCGTATTTCACAAAGTCGCCAACCTGCGCGTCCCGCACCTTCGGGCCAACAGCCACGACAGTGCCTTCGTTAAACTTTTCGTTGTTGGGGACGTACAGAATGTCCGACAAGCGACGCACCACAGGGCGCACCACAACGCGGTCACGCAACGGTTTAATGTCCATTTTTCGGCCTCCCTCTTTTTTTCGTTTGCGCCACAGGCTCATAGACCGGCTCATGGGCGATCAACTGATGCTCACCACACCAGTCCATTTCGTGCTTGTTTTGAGTTTCGGGAAAACGACGGCACAAGCCCATAACCTGGGCCTGCGTAAAGAAACGGCAGGATTTGCAACGGACATCGCTCATAGGATGCCCGTTGTTTTATTAACAATCACTTTTTCTGGTAAGACGAACGGTCGTGCGTATAGCACACGCCCTTAGAACGGCCACCGTTAAATTCTTTGTTGCTGCCGGTGCCGTCAGCCATGCCCATCCCTACGCCGTTCACAATCTTGCCACGGCGCTCACCCGACGAATCCGAAGCGGACGCGCCAGCGGGCGGCTTAGTGCCGGAACCGTAGCCCTTCGGGGTCATTTCTGCGTTGTCTTTCATGATAGTCCTTTCAGTCAAGGAATTTGAGTTTGTACAGCGTCGAATCGATCAATTCTGAGATTTCGTCAATGATATTCTGAATTTCACTGTCTTGGGGTAAATGTTCTCGCGCTTCGTCAACAAATTTCTGCATTTGTTTGAGATAAGCGATTGGGTCTTTGCCTGCGTGAAAGTCGTCTGGGTACTTTTTAATCTTGGTGTACCGCCCCTGATACGCCTCGGCAAAGTTATCGGTCAGCTCGATGATCTGCTCGTAATACCGTCCCAGCGCCTTGTGCGCCGAATAGGAATCAGTGGATAAGTGCATAAAATGCGCTACCGTGCTGCTGTGGAACAGCGTAGCGATAAATTCTGCGGCTTCTTCGTCCATATCAGCCTTAAAAAAAGACCGGGTTAGCGACCCCGGCCAAAGCAGCGTCCCAACTAGAGGAGCGAAAAGAGACGCTGCCATTCTGTGTCATTAGGCACGGGTACGTCAACTGGCCATAATCCCGCGTCCACCAAGTTCTCTACCGTCTTACGGTGCGCCAGCCACCAGGCTTGTTGCCGTTCCTTGCGCGACCATTTGCTGCCCTGATCGATGTCAAAGTGGCACGACGCACATAACGCCGCGATCAAATTGTCATCCGACTTAATCGACCGGCCCTTGCCGCCGCCCCAGTTAGTGTGCGCTGCTTGCACAAAATCATACGACCCGCAGAGCTGGCATTCTAGCGTAGCCACCAACCGCAATAGCTTCTGGCTGCGCACATATTTGCGTTTAGGAATACTGATAACGGTCATTTTTATCGTGGTTTTTGTAAATGCTTTCCGATCTGCGGTCTAAGCAAGCGGCGCATATCCAGCGTTTTGTATTCCTAAAGACCCTTAGTTCGCCTGTCGCTTCCTCGCGGTGCGCCTGGCAGCTTGTGCAAAACCGGCGCTTTGGTTCAGCTTCCATTTTTCTTATGCTCACGGTCAAAATAGCCGTTTTCAGCCTCCAGCACCCGAAGATCATTAGCTGCATCCGATACGCCGTGCCAATCTGCACGCGTCACCATTAATTGCAGGTAATCAATCAAAGTTTGTCGCTGCGCTTCGTAGTTGGTCATTTCAGGTTCCTCTGCCGAATCATGTCGGCTAGCTCTACTGGCTGTGCTGCGCGGCTAGCTTCTTCGCATAGCTTGGCGCACTCTGTTCGTTCTTGTTTAATTGCCCAGCGCACCGCATCGCGGGTATCGCTGTGCAGCATGATGGCCGACTTTAGGATTTCGTCGGTATTCATACGCGCAGCATTAAACCTAAGACCTTCGACAAAAACGACTCACGGCGCTGCTGGATGCCCAGCAAAACAGCCTGCATAAACTGTTCTTCTTTGCTGAAAAAGCTAGGTCGGTAGCACGGTGTGTAATGCGACCCAATCTTGATAGGTTCCTCTTTGATAAATTTCCCATCTCGTAACATCGTCACCTCCATTCAATGCCTTTTTGCGCTGCCCACGCATCCAGCCATTCAATAAACTCGCCAGCATCCTCTACGGAAAACTTGGCGCTCTGAAGCCCTAGTTGCACAACTCGATGCCCGTCTAGGCTTGGCACTACCGACCCGATCCGGCGGTTAGTGTCCGCAGCCCACTGGTCAATCAATAACCGCTTCCAATCCTCCAGCGTCCAGCTCGACCCCGCTTCGCCCATCTGCTTGGCGATGTCGCTAATCATGGCGTGAAACTTGGCGTTCTGGTCGAGCGTCCGCGTCAGCGGCCTGATCTCAAGCGTAAATTCTTTTCCTGCTTCTAGTGCTGGCTTTAACTTCGCCCACAAATTGCCCATTAAATCTTTGGCCTGCGTGGTTGAACGTAGCTCAACAATCATTTCAGCCCTATTAATTTCAACGCATCATCAACAGATTCTACGACCGCCAGCGGTCCACCGTTCCAGTTGTAGTGCCAGATTACTTGCGCTGGGTTTAGCTTTTTTTCGCTTGGCGACGCTTCACCGTTTTTGATCTCGACCAGAAATGTTTGTTTCCTGAATCCGACCAATAAATCCGGCACGCCGCTACCGACCGTAGCCAAACTGTGAACCGTTGCGCCAGCGACCCTAAGTGCCTGGACAATATCTTCATGGTTTTTGTCTACTCTTGCTGCTCTGCGCATTTAATCACCACAAAAGCAAGCCACTGCTTCCTCGGCCTGGTCAAACATGTCTATTTGTTGCTTGGCATACTTTGCCATTTCTGCGTATGAAGGGCGATCTTTTCTAAAAACTCCGCCATCGCCTTTAACGGTTCCAGAATCGCGTGCAACCGATTCCATACGCGCCCACCAAATGGCTCGCTCTGGCTTTTCTGTAATAAGGCTTGCAATTTGGGCAGCAGGCTTTAGAAAACACAAGTCACAATTGCCGTGCATTGTTTTGCCATTGATGTTTGGTAAGCCTAAATCAAACGGTTGCCGCTCCCAAAACTGGCCAACATCATTAGATGTAACGCCAGCATCTGATAAAGGTGTCCAGCGAGTCTCGCGTTTAGTTTCGGTTGACTTGCTTCCGCGAACCTTGGCCACGCGCCTGGGCTCATCAGCGCGTATTCCGACAAAGTTATCCCACTCGTCATCCCAACCAATGCTTTTAAGGTAGGAAACAGTTGGTTTAATCTTTAATTTCCCCGTACACCAGCGAAATGCAAGGTTAGGCAATTTGTAGCCATATCGTTGAATAATTGCTTCAAACGGTTCTCCGTCGCGGCTGGCTGTCTCAAAGTCCATCTCGGCAAAATTAGGCGCGTCTGCCCGGTACTCAAGCCAGGTAATCGGTACTTGCCAGCGTTCTTGGCAATCACGCACAAAGCGCAGTGTCGCCTCATCCTCCTTGCCGGTGTTCGCAAAGCAGATAACTGCCTCGGCAGGCAACCCGCCGTTGCTCTGCAATACCCGCCAAAGCATATAAGCACTGGTACGCCCACCGCTAAAGCTAATACAGGTCGGGCTGTCAATTTTGAACGGATCTCTCATTTTTTAAGGGCATTCATGTCATCTATCAAGGTTTCAACTGCCTTCTGCCCACGCTTAACGGCAATCTGGCGCTTTATATCTTCCCACCACGTTACCGCCGCTTTCGCGCCGTGTTCCTTTTTATGCAATTTGTACTGTGCTACCCAAAACTTTGCTTCTGTAATTCGCCGCCATTCCTCAGACCAGGTGTATTCATTCATTCGGGTCATCAAGCAACAGCACCGCCAACCAGCCAGCAATAAAAAAAATAAGGCCAGCGCCCATCAAACCACCTGCGACCAACAAAATAATCTCAGCAAAGGTTACGTTCATCTTCTGCCCTCTGAATCAACATTTTGATTTCAGCCACCGACATACCAAACTTTTCGTGCATATCCAAAATTAACGCCGCCGATACCGCACAGGTGCCGTGCCGAAACTTTGAGATCATGCTAGGTGCGCAACCAATCTCACGCGCTAACTCACAATCGTTGACGCAATGCAACCTGTTGCGCAGATCGTCCATCAGCGCGTGCGGTGGTATTGGATTCTTTCTCATTCTTTCCCCTTATGTCGGTGCGTTTAACGCTGCCTTAGCCATCGACACCTGAACCGGCAAAAGAGATTTGTCGCCATGTTCGTGCCGTTCCATAATTTTCTTTGCCCATCGCTTATGGTCAATGTGGCTTGATTCTGACTTATGAACTTGCATCTTTGCAAGATATTTTTGTGCAACTTCAGCAGAAACCTTAACCGCAGGCAAAGAAACCACAGGTTTAGGTATTTCAGCCCAATCCCCTTTTGCTAACTCATCCTCAAGTGCGACCGTCCACCGCGCCTGAATTTGTGGATAAGTTGAGTTTTTCATATCAAACCCGCCTACGCTCACAGCAGCCCAAAAAACCGCCGGATGGCTCCATACCCCAACCTCGCCTCGATCTCGCGCCATAAGCCCGTTTAATGCCTCTGTGAAGGCTTTTTGAGCGTCTAGCTTCGGGCGGCAAAGATTGATGAACTGCGGCAGGCTCGGCGGCCATTCCAAAGTCATCAAGGCTTGTGCGCCTTTGGTAACTTCCTCGCGGCTAAGTTTGCCCAGCTCGTGCGCCCACATAGCCTTGACCGCATCGATGTCGGTATCCCGCCACATTTCGGTAAATTTGCTGCCATAGAAATTAATCATCTTCACAAACAGCGCGTCAACCCACCGATCAGGCAGCGGGTTAGTTGAGGTCGATAATTCGGTCGTCATGGCTTACCTTTCCTAAAATTGCTTCAGCTACCTTTCGGCGGCCTGCGTCTTTGGCGCTTTCATACGTCCGCGCCCCCTTTTCATTTCGCACCCACGTTTTCCAAACCCGCGACCAATCCATCTTGACCGCCTTGCTGCCAGCCTGGGCCAGCCAGTAATCGCGGAAATTCTCAGCTACGCGCTGCCATTGCAGATCGGGTCTTTCTTTTTTGCAATAGGCAATATCCTCGTCGCTGGGTTCCCAGTTAGCAGGCAAGCGCGTCCCGCGCTGCTTCTCTACTCTTTTTATTGGTTCTTGGTTATTGGTTATTGGTTCTTGGTTTATGGTTGGTTGAACGTCCGTTGAACGGTCGTTAAACCGCCGTTCCGCAGAGGCTTTGCCAGCCCTTGATGCTTGCTCAACTTTACTGCGGTATTTTTCAATTTCGCGGTCAGCGCGATGGTGAATCCAGCCGCCTTCGGTCAGCTGAAAAAACTCATTCAGGATGGTTTTGACGGCTTCTTCGTTGGCACGCATGTTGATCTGGCGTGCAACGGACGTTGAACACTCGTTTAACGGGCGTTCTTGAAGATAGTAGGCATCCAGCAAGCGCCGATAGGCTAAATCTTCAAGATCAGAAAGGTGGCGCGTATGGCTGGCGTAATCGCCAATATTAAATTGGTAATAGTGCATTTCAACTCCGCATCACTCCCAAAGAGAAACCAGCGGCAGGCGGGGAGTTCGCTTTTCGGTCGGGGGATCAATCCTAACCTAGCCGGGTTTATCTAATTTTAGCCAACAAACCAATCTGGTCGCAAGACCTGTAGCTGCCACACGCGCTGTTGCGGCAGTCCCTCACGCTTCCAGTGGGTAATTGCCTGTCTGGTAACACCCAGCAATACCGCTAGTGCTGTTGCCGAACCAGCAAGTTTGATGGCTTTTTCTGTATTCATGCGCGGATTGTAAATTATTTTTGAGATTCTGTAAAAAATACTTTACCTGACCGCAAATTTGCTTTACTATTCAATTCATGCCGTCACCCGACGGTCTTTTTAGGAGACAGCCATGCGATATACCTCAGAACGCTACGACGA